AATGGGGGTTTGGGGGTTGAGCAGGCTGCTCGTCGGGCTCGTTTGAGTGTGTCTTCGGCGTATCGGTTTGAGCGTGGGGATCCGTCTTGTGGGGGTTTGGAGGCTGCTGCTGTTTTGGGGGTGGTGTCGGTTGGGGGGTGTGTGGTTGCGTCGCCGTTGTCTGTTGAGGCGCAGCGGTCTTTGGAGGATTTTTCGTTTTTTCGGTTGCGGTTTTTTGGGCGTCGGTCTTCGCCGTGGCAGGAGCGGGCTGCGTATGAGGTGTTGCGGAGTGTTGAGTCGGGGGATCGTGAGTTTGTGGTGATGAATGAGCCTCCTGGTTCGGGTAAGTCAACGTTGTTTACGCATGATATTCCGTGTTGGTTGATTGCGAGGAATAGGCGTATCAGGATCATGATTGGTTCGCGTACTGAGCGGCAGGCGCGGATGTATGTGGGTCGGATGAAGCGTTCGTTGGAGCGGGATGCTCCGTTGCGGGCTGATGCTGAGTCGTTGGAGCGTGGGTTGCTGGCTGATGCTGAGGCTTGTTTGCAGGATGATTTTGGGCCGTTTCGTCCTGAGGGCCGGTCGGATAAGTGGCGGGCTGATGAGTTGGTTGTGCGTCAGTTGGATGGGGTGTCGGTTGACGATAAGGAGCCGACGGTGTCGGCGTGGGGGCAGGATTCGGGTTTCCTGGGTGGCCGGTTCGATCTGGTGATCTGGGATGACTTGGTTGACAGGAAGAACACGAAGACTCAGGACAGTAAGGAGGGGATCAGGGAGTGGTGGGATTCGGAGGCTGAGACCCGGCTGGAGCCTGGGGGGACCCTGTTGTTGCAGGGGCAGCGGATCGCGCATGATGACTTGTACCGGTATTGCCTGGATAAGCGGACGCTGGATGAGCAGCCGAAGTACCGGCATGTGGTGTATCAGGCGCATGACGAGGAACGCTGCAGCGGGGATCATGACGATCTGGAGCCTTGGCCGAGGTCGTGCCTGCTGGATCCGCATCGGCTGCCGTGGCGTTACCTGGAAACCCTGAGGCATAACAACCCGCGTGCTTTTGAGGTGATGTACCAGCAGCAGGACGGCGACGTGATCGGTGGCCTTGTCGATCCGGCGTGGATCACGGGCGGTGTCGACGCTGACGGATACCCGGCTCCCGGCTGCCTGGACAAGGACCGGGTGTTCCTTGACCCGCCAGCGCACCTGATCTCCCAGGATTCCTGGTCGTTCGTGACGGTCGACCCGAGCCCTACGGAATGGTGGGGCATCATCTGGTGGCTGTATGACCCTGAGTCCGGGAACCGGTACGTGATCCGGCTGGACCGCAGGCGCATGAACCCTGAGCAGTTCCTGTCGCTGGACTTGAATGACTTCTCCTGGTCTGGCCTGGTCCATGACCTGTGGTGGCATGGCAACGAGTTGGGCATCCCGATCACCCATGTCGTCGTTGAGGTGAACGCGGCGCAGCGGTGGCTGCTGTCCCAGCCGCATGTGCAGAAATGGTCAGCGATGACTGGTGTCGCGTTCGTCCCGCACACCACCAGCATCAACAAGCAAGACCCGAAGTACGGCCTTGAGTCGATTGGCGACCTGTTCCGTCAGGGCATGATCCGGCTTCCGTGGGGCGACATGACCAGCCGCATCGCCTGCCAGCATCTGATAGATGAAGCGACACGCTACCCTGACTACGACACGACGGACCTCATCATGGCGACTTGGTTCCAGAAACTAGCGATTGAGAACCATTACACTCCACGCAGAGAAGGGCTATACCGGATGTCCAGGCCAGCGTGGATCGGGCACTCTCGGAGAGGCATTGCATGAGGCAAGTTGACGAAGTCCTTTCGCTGTACCGGCAGCGTGTCCAGCACTATGGGCCACTGCACTCCAAGATGCGGATGATCCAGCAGATCTACAACGGCTCGTTTCAGGTCCCGCTACCGGACATGGAGGAGAACGCGATGCCGTCCGCGCCGAACCTCCTCGCCGCCGGTATCGACCAGATGGCCGGTCGGATCACCAGCGTCGTCCCGGCAGTCAACTTCGCGTCCAGCAAGCCAGGTGTCCGGTCGTATGACCGGCGTGCCCTGACCGCTGCCCGCACCGTGACGGGCTGGTGGCAGTTGGACCGGGTGCCGATGAAGATGAAGCAGCGTGGCAGGCACCTGATCGCCTACGGCATGTCGCCTGTGGTGCTCCGCTGGGACAGCGAGGAGAACGTCCCGACCTGGCATGTCCGTCACCCGCTGGAGACCTACCCCAGCCCTGACATCGTCCCCGGCAAGGTCACCCCGACTGACTGCATCTTCGCGTACCGGCGCACCGCAGGCTGGCTGCGGGACCAGGGATACGGGATGCAACTCCTCGCCCTGACCGGAGAGACCCTGCCCAGGGACACCAGCATCCTGCTGCTGGAGTACATCGACTCCGACGTGACCATGCTGATCGCTGCCGGGTACAAGACAGCGGACCCGTACAGCATCAACCTGGAATACGACACCGGGAACTCGTCCCTGAAGGGCGTGGTGCTGGAAGCGTTCGAGAACCCGACCGAGGAATGCCCAGTCGTGGTGCCGATGCGGGTGACGCTGGACACCGCTGCGGGCCAGTTCGACAACATGATCGGTATGTACTACCAGCAGGCCAAGTTGATGGCCCTTGAGGTCATCGCTGTGGAGAAGGGGATCTTCCCTGACACGTATCTGGTTAGTCGTCCGGGTGAGGTCGGTCGTTACCTTGACGGACCACACGATGGCCGGACAGGCATGGTCAATATCGTTGCGGGTGGAGACATCCGGGAGATCCAGTCGCAGCCTGGGTACCTCACTAACCCCACCATTGATCGTCTTGAGCGAAATCAGCGTGTTACGGCTGGTATCCCGGCAGAGTTCGGCGGGGAGTCATCCTCCAACATTCGCACTGGGCGTAGAGGAGATGCTGTTCTTTCCGCTGTCATCGACTTCCCGGTAGCCGAAGCGCAGGAAACATTCGCTTACTCGCTGGAAGAAGAGAACGAGATAGCGATTGAGTTGTCCAAGAAGTGGGACGGGAACAACTCCCGCACCATTTTCGTGGGCACCGGCAACGCTGCCCGCCCGGTTACCTACACCCCGAACGTCACGTTTGAGCAGACTGAGCACATCGTGTCCTACCCGGCATCGGGCACTGACGTGAACAGCCTCATCATCGGCATCGGGCAGCGCGTCGGCCTTGGGATCATGTCGAAGCAGACAGCGGCGACGCTTGACCCGTACATCGACAACCCTGAGACTGAGCACGACGCCATCATTGCCGAGGGCTTGGAGCAGGCACTGATGTCCGGTTTGCAGCAGCAGGCCGCTCAGGGCGCTATCCCCCCGCTCACTATCGCGAAGATCATGGATCTGGTGAAGAACGACCGGATGGAACTCGCTGAGGCGCTGAACAAGGTCACCGAGGACGCAATGAAGGAGCAGCAGGCGCAGCAGGAAGCGCAGACCCCTGAGGCCGCTATGGCCCCTGGCGCTCTTGCGGCGCTTGCTGGCGGCGGTGCCGCGCAGCCGCAGTCCCCGATCCCAGGCGTAGGGCCGGGAATGGCGAGCCTTGGCGACCTGCTTGGGTCGCTGCGTAGACCGGCGATGACGATCAGCCCGATGCGTGGCGTGTCACGAGGAGCGGTCTGATGCCTCGCGGGCGTGGCGGCGCACGCCAGGGAACCCCAGGCAAGGCGTACACCAACCGCACTGACCTGGGCGTGAACTACAACATGGGCGACGGATCACCCGCTACAGGGGGAATGAAGGCTCCTAGCGGGTCGGAGCCAGTCAGGCTTCCCGTATACCCAGAGGACATTCCCGACCTGTCCTTGCCCACGCAGCGCCCGGATGAGCCAATCGCTGACGGGTTGCCTGTCGGTCCTGGTCGCGGGCCTGAGGCTATGTCCAACTTCGACCCCCGTGTCGGGGAGACCAGGCAGTTGAAGATGTGGATGCCGCTGCTGGAGCCACTCGCGAACGACCCCGAGACCCCCGACTCAGTCAGGACCCTGATCCAGTACATCAGGAGCATCTAATGTCCAACGTGCAGTTCATCCGTGACCTGGCTGCATTCACCGAGGCGCTAGGCGTGCAGAACGCGCCGACCGTCTTCTACCTCGCCCAGGTCCCCTGGCCCACCGAGCAGGAACGGGACAGGTTCATCACTCAGTTGACTGGCGTGAATCTCACGATTGAGCGGTCGTATGGCGGATAAGAAGAAACTCACGCTGGAGGAGATCAACACCCGTAACCGGACAGGCCAAGGCTGGAAACTGTCCGACTTCGGCACCTACAGCGGCGAGCCGTTCCAACTGCCTGACCAGCCTCAGTATCGCGGGATCGAAGGAACCACGTTCAACCGGCAGGTCGGCCCGCCCCAGCCACCGATGGCGAGCCCCACGACAACCAAGCCGGTGACTGAAGTCCTGTCGCCCGCTGAGGTCGAGCGTGTCCGCACGTTCGTACAGAACCCTCAGGAACTGGGCATCGTTTCCGGCGCTGTCAACTCAACCGCCACGTTCCTCAGCAACCTGTTCAACACGGACGACGAGAAGGAAACCATCGTCGAAAGCGCCTGGGACGGGCTGTTCAAGGGGCTGATGTGGCCAGTAGATCAGGTCAACCACCTCACGGCAGCAGCGATCTCAGCAATGCCAGGTGGCATGAGGACACTGACGTGGGACGAGGCCAACGACGTATCCACCGGGCAGGCGCTGGTCACCGACTACGGCACCCGCGCAGGGATGGTGCGCCGTGGAGAGGCGAACGTCTTCGATGTCGCCGGATTCGCCAGCCCGATTGGCGCTATCGCTGGCGCTGCCGCGTTCAACAACCCTGACTCCCCAGTCCAGCAGGCAGGCTTTGATGTCACGACCGCAGAGGGGAAGAAGGCTTTCGACTCCGGGTACGAGAAGTTCTTCTCAGGGGTAACCGACTTCGGGATGGCGTTCGCGGATCCGCTTTTCCTCGCGGGCGGCGCAGCGAAACTGGCACGCATCAAGTTCGTTGACCGGCTCGTCGTCACTGACGCGCAGCGTGCCCGCCTCGTGGAGGAACTGAAGACCGGGTACACCGCTCCTCCTGGGCAGGCAGCCCCAATCGCCGAGTTCAACCGAGCCGTCACGGAGATCAACCCGGAAACCGGCCAGAAAGTCATGTCGTATGACGACATCTATAACCATAAGTCGATACGTAACTCCACCAATCGGGAAATCCTCGCGAAGGCGTACTACAACGCCCGCGACGTCACCGTCACCGACGTGCTTGACCCGTCGAAGTCGAAGTCGATCAGCGGATACGACCTGTCCTCGCTGATTACCCGATGGGCATACGGAGACAAGGACGCCGCCAGGCAACTCGCTGAGGTCCGCGCAGACATGGCCGACGCCCTCGCGCTGGGCGAGCGGAACCGGATCGCCGTGTCGTACGCACTCAACCCTGAAGCCCGAGAGAAGTCGATCAAGGTAGCGGAGAGCGCGGTAGAGAAAGCGGACCGCCAGATCCGTTCCCTGGAACGCCAAGGACTGGCCGGTACTGCCGACTGGGAGGCAGCGACAAGGGCCAAGGGGATCGCCCAGTCGACAGTCGATGACCTCGTTGACGGCAAGTTCGACATCCTGCAGCAGAACACCCCAGAGGCCAAGGCTCTCGCCAGCCGCGTCTTCAAGGACCTTGTCGCCAACAACGATGCCCTCAGGGCCGCTATCGGCTCCGACCGGGCAACCGCCTACGGCGGGATCATGGGTTCGCTTCAGGACTCCACCAAGGGCTTCGCTGCGAACAACCGGGTCGGAAGGCGCATTGAGCAGCGCCGCCTGAAGCAGGCCAAGGCGACGACGACCGCGCAGCAGACCAGGGGACGGGTCGTCGGAACCGGGCAGATGACTGCGCGAGGCGGGCGTGCGGAGAAGATGGAGCGCGTCGCCAACCCGTTCAACCGCTCATTCTGGACAGCGGACGAGTACGGCGACGGGTTCACGCGGAACGTGATCGTGTGGCGTCGGGCATCCGCTGAAGCCCCAGCAGGATTCATCATCACCAAGGGACTTGGCGCTCAGGAGGGATACCGGGAACTCCGCGCCGTTCTCAATGGCATCAAGTTGTTCAGCGGTGACGCCCGCCGTGTCGTCATTGACGACGGAAGCGTCGTCCTCGTCGGCGGCGCTGAGAAGAAGCGTCAGATGCTGGAGACATACGCGCAGGCATTGGCGCAGAACGTCGAAGGCGGGATGGACGCCGCGAAAGCGCTCCGTCAGGTCGAACGCGAGATCGAAAGCAACATGTTCGCCTGGTATGGGGTGAACAAGGACACCGCCCAGAACCTGATGGAGCAGGCATTCAAGTCCCGGCAGCGCCTGATGGAAGGCATGACCGACCAGAATCGAGGCTTCTGGGTGGACGATCAGGGCAAGTTCAACCTCGTCAAGGACGCCTGGCTGGACTCCCAACTCCAGAACGGCACCTTCATGCAGAACTACCGCGAACTAGAGCGGCTGCTGGGGAGGACCGAGAAGACCGGGTTGATGGGCCTGCTGTCGGACGGCACCGCAGTGACTGGACGGACGTTCAGCACGGTGGCCCGCTACTTCAATGAGATCTGGCGTCCGCTTGTCCTGATGCGCCTCGGGTACACGATGAGGAACGTCATCGAAGGCCAGGTCCGTGCCGCTGCTTTCACCGCCAGCCTTGACCCGTTCAGCGCCGCGATGGTCAACGCCGGGTACAGCGCAAGAGGACTGTTCGGCAAACTGGCAGGGCATCAGAACATCGACCGGGTAGCAGCAGAAGCGAGGATCAACGCCGCCAAGTCCGGTGGCAGGAAACTTCCCAGGAAGTTCGAACCGTGGCTGAGGACTCAGATCCAAGGACGTATGCGCCAGAACAACGAGTTCCAGGCGTACATCGCGTCAACGGTCCCAGACATCGCCAAGCACAGCCCAGAGATACGCACATGGGGACTGGACTGGTATCAGAAGACGATCAGCAAACTCAGTTCAGACTCCGCTGATGCTAGACGCCTTGGATCCTTGGACGAGGCCGACGCCATTGATGAAGTCATCACCACGATGATGAAGCAGATGGATGAAGTCAACTCCATCAAGACGTTCGAAAAGTACACACCTGACGCTGTCGAGACATTCAACGATTTGCGATTCAACGCGATGCTTCTGGACGACGGGTACAGGAAACTGGATCTGTTGAACGACGACGCTACAGCGCTAAGCATGTTCTACCGTCAGGGCAAGGCGCGTGCCCGCGCATACTCAGGCACGGTCCAGACCCCCGACTCCAAGACCATGTACAGCGCGTTCAACCCGGAGAACCCATTCACCCCGGTAGCGCTGTCGCTGCTGTCGGCTGACTCAACAACGAAGTCGATGGTCGGCGGCAGGACCGCGTCACTTGAATCGCTGTTCCGCGCCAAGTCGCAGACCAACTACGCCATCGTCAAGCCGTCCGACCCGAAGTACTGGGAGTCGCTGTCCAACGCGATTGCCCAGGTCCGGTTCAGCAGCATCGGCAGCCGCATCATGCGCGGCCAGACGGACGACGAGATCGTCAACTTCCTGCTGACTGACCGTGATGGGATTGAGACCCTCCGCTTCCTGAACGGCGCGGTGACCAAGGAGAAGGTCAAGAAGACCGGCGAGGTGACCCGCGTGCGGGCTGCGCGGGAGGTCCAGGTCGGCGGGCAAGCCGTGATGATCGGCAAGGGCGTTGAGCCTGGGCCGGATGTCGCACGGTTCTTCGTGGAGCAGGCCAGGAGCCGGTACGAGCAGTTGACCCCGAATCTCGGCTTCCGGTCCTACGTGGAGTCGCAGCCGTCAGGCGTTGAGTACGCCGCTAAGCAACTGGAGTCCGCGTTCAGGGACGCTGGCGGCGACACGAAAGCCCTGCACGCTGTCGTGGGCACCCATCTGGATGAGTTCGGGTTGAAGAACCCGATGGATGTGTGGCGTACGTTCACCGGGTACACGATGAAGTGGCTTGGCACGATCCCTGAGGACACGTTCGTCCGGTCTCCGTTCTACGGTGCCCGCTATCAGGCATCGACCAAGCGGCTTGTGGATATCGCGATGAAGCAGTCCGGTGGGACTGTCACGATGCGGGAGATCGACACGATCACCAGGCAGGCGCATGCGCGAGCCCTCAAGGACACCAAGGACTGGCTGTACACCATCGACCGCCCGACACTGCTCGGCAGCATTGGCGAGACAACGGTGCCGTTCATCTCCGCTGCCCAGAACTCCATGACAACGCTGGGCAGGCTGGTCTACAACGACCCGAACACTGCGCTTGTCCTTGCTTCGCTGTGGCGGGCACCGACCTCTGCTGGCATGGAAGATGAGAGCGGCAACATCGTCATCCCTATCCCGCATGAGTGGATCCCTGACGGGGTTGAGAAGTTCTTCGGCCTTGACGCCATGCAGAACTGGAAGATCAAGAAGAACCAGTTGAACGTCATCGTCCCTGAGTCAGGCTTCGGGTTCGTCCCGCGCCCTGGCCCGCTTGTCGCTGTCCCGGTATCAGAGTTGATGAAGCGCGGCTGGCTCGGCCAGCAGGTCGAGTCGCCTGAGATCCTGCGAACGGTCCTTGGGGGCAAGGAGCAGGCCGATCAGGTGTGGAACGTGTACAAGGCGTACATGTTCGGCGAGGGGCAGGGCGCTGCGTCCGACCCCAACTCGCTTTCCATGTTCCTGCCACCGGTCGGGCAGAGGATGATGCGCCTGTTCCAGCAGGAAGGCAACCAGCAGTTCGGCTACAACTACAACCTCATCATGCGTTCGCAGTGGGCGTTGTACTCCGCTGGGATGCGGGATCAGCCGACGAAGCAGGAGATCCTGAACCAGACTGTCGGCTTTGAGTTGCTGCGGTTGATCGCGAACCTGACGGCCATCACTCCTCCTCAGTACGAGTCGGTGATCGACCCGATGGTGCAGACAGTGCGGTACTACGAGCGGACGTACCCAGACGATGCGCCACGGATCATCAACGAGAAGTTCGGCCCTGTGCTACAGATGCTGGGCGATTTCTCCAACTCGCAGAGCAACGCCGGGATGCTCGCGAACGCTGACACCGTGGAGCGGTCAAGGAAGTACAGCGACATCATCGCCAAGACCGCTCCTGTCCTTGACGAGCGCGGCGACATGTCGGTGCTGACGATGCTGGCGATGAACAACGCGAACCAGTTGTATGACGACTCTGCCTATGCGTGGCAGTTCGCGAACCGCGTCCCTGGCACGAATAAGTCATATCGGGAGTGGCAGTCAGCCCAGCAGTCCTGGATCCAGTCCGATGTGAATGCTGGCTGGGCTACGTATCTGCGGGGCGAGGACGGGTTCCAGGCGAGGCTGCGGCAGATGGGCCTGACATCGTTCGACAAGGCTCCTGAGTTACAGGCTGAGCGGGATGCATGGCTATCGGATATGGCAAACAACCCGTTCTTTGAGAACTGGTACAGGGATTACAAGGATTACGGTTCCAGCAGAACCATGTCAGCGGTCTACATGATGAATGAACTGGTCAATGACCAGAGGTTCATGGATGACAATAAGGACAACGTGATCTGGCAGTTTGCACCCCTGTACCTGTATCACCGGGACAGAGTCCTCAACGCGCTGCAGGAATCCGGCAAGGGCATCGACAATCCTGACAACATCCAGATCCGAGAGTACTGGGACAGCGTCCGCGCAGACCTGAACTCCTACCCGCAATGGTCCGCTTTCTCCAACAGGTTCCTGAACGGCGACGACGCGCCAGAGGCTCCTGGCGTTACCTTCATGTGAGGATGTGACATATGGCTATCTACCCGCAGCCAACCCCTCCTGGTGGGACTGGTGCCGAGATCGACCCAGGGCGACGGTTCGGGTTCCCATCGCGTGATGGGCTGGATGCCTCCCAGTACAGCGGTTCCACGTCGATGCGGCCTGCTGAGGTATCCGGTTTCGGCCAGAACGCTCAAGCCGTTGCCAGCGGTAGTTGGGTGTACTGGGGAAGGGACACCAAGAATGGCAAGGACAGGTTCCTGACGACTTCCCAGGCGAACAACGCCTGGTTCGGGGACGAGAAGATCAAGAGCCGCGTCACCGAGATCATGAACAGCGCTTTCGGCGACGGCGACTGGACATTCGGCAAGGCCCAGTACTACTGGAACCAGGCTGTGTCTGGAGCGAACTACGGGCTCTACGTCAATAACCAGTACCTGCAGCCGCTTGACCTTCTGCCGTCGGTGATAGGCGAGGACGCGAAGAAGAAAGGTGGGGCTGGTGGCGGGGGAGGGCCGACCAGGACGACTCAGATCCGGCTGACTGACCCGCAGGGCGCTCGGGTGCTTATCGACAATGCCCTTACCCAGTATCTGGGGAGGAGGGCTTCAGCGTCTGAGCAGGCAGAGTTCCTGAAGGCGCTGAATGTGCAGGAGGCTAGGAATCCAACGGTCACTACTTCCGCTGCTGGTGGTGGTGGGGCCACGGTCGTGACGACTGGCGGGTTCAACCCTTCGACGTTCGCTCAGGACTACGCTCAGGGCATGGAAGGCTCGGCTGAGTTCCAGGCAGCGACTACGTATCTTGACGCCTTCATCCAAGCGCTTAGGCCGGTGGTGTGATGTCAGTCATGGAGCAGTCCCAGGTCAGGGATAAGCGCAAAGGCAAGGGCAACACGAAGGTAAACCCCAACGGCGTCGTCCCCCCTGACCAGTTGAGCCGTGACGAACTGGCACGCGAGTACGGGTATGCGCTGCAGTTGATCTACTCGGTCCCTGAGTTGAAGAACCTTTTCGAACGGGCGTTCAGCGCGACCAAGGGGCAGTGGGACACCAAGAAGTTCCAGGCCGCTATCCAGAACACCGACTGGTACAAGACGAACGATGTCTATGCGCGTACCGCGTGGGCCAAGGAATCGGTTGGCGGCGCTGACTGGGAATCCACCGTCAATACATCCAAGGAGATCGTCAAGCGGAGAGCGTCCCAGTTAGGTGCCAGGCTGACCGCTTCAGAACTGGACGCGATCACCCGCAGGTACATCTACGAGGGGTGGGGCGAGTCCAGCCGGTCCACGTTCCTGGACAACGCTCTCGCTCAGGAGATCTCCTATCTTCCCGACGGGCGGGGTGTCGCTGGTTTCACCGGCCAGGCTGGCACCCTCGTTGACCGTCTCAAGGAACTGGCTATGGCGAACGGTGTTCGCTACGCGGATCCCTGGTACGAGTCTGAGGCGAGGTCTGTCACCAGCGGGTTGAAGAGCGAGGAAGACAGTTTCAGGGAGATACAGGACCTGGCTGCTAGCCGCTGGCAGCCTTGGGCTGAGCGGATCCGGGCAGGGCAGACCGCATACGAGTTGGCTTCCCCGTACATCAACCGCATGGCCGACATCCTTGAGATCAACCCGATGTCGATAACCCTGGACGATCCGTACATCTCCAAGGCAGCGATGGGTGTTGATGGTCAGGCGATGCCGTTGTGGGATTTTGAGCAGCAGTTGCGGAAGGATCCGCGCTGGCTGAACACGAACCGTGCTCAGAACGATGTGACTGGTATCGCGAGTGCTGTGATGCAGATGTTCGGATTGAGAGGCTGATATGGCTAATGGCGCACCATTCACAATGGATGAACTTGCCGCTGCTATGCCTGGTTATTCTGGGCCTACTTTCACTCAGCCAGTCGACTTGACCAATGTAGGGGCGAGTCCAGCCGGATGGGATTTTGGCGGCGGTAGGGGTGGTGGTGGAGGTGAGACTCCTGAGCGTGACTACATGCGGGAGTACTACGAGAGCCTGGAACGTCAGCGGAAAACCAACGCAATCGCCGTAATCAAGGGCGTCCTGTCCCAGTATGGGCTTGAATCCCTGTACAGCAAGATCGTTGAGTATGTCCAGAACGGGTACGACGCGGATGCCGTGATGGCCCTGATCCGCACGACCCCTGAGTACAAGCAGCGGTTTCCTGCTATGGACGCCCTCGCCAAGAAAGGCAGGGCTATCAGCGAGGCTGAGTACATCAACTATGAGCAGACCGCCAGTGGCCTTGAGCGCCGCTACGGCCTGCCTGGCGGGATGCTGATGGGCAAGGTCACGGACCTTCTGAGCAACGAGGTGTCCGCTACTGAGTTGAATGACCGGGTGGTGCTGGCGTCCGCTGCGTCTATCCAGGCTCCGCAGGATCTGCGGGACACGTTCCAGCGGTTCTACGGCATCGACCAGGGTGGCTTGACTGCCTACTTCCTTGACCCGACTGTGGCTACCCCGCTGCTGGAAAAGCGGTATGGGACAGCGATCATCGGCAGGGAGGCCGCTGCTCAGGGCGTCGGCCTGGATGTGTATGGCGCTGAGAATCTGCAGTCGCTTGGGATCACGCAGGAGCAGGCCCGTCAGGGCTTCGGTGAGGTTGCTGGTGCTCGTGAGTTGACCACTGGTCGTGGCGATGTGGTGTCTCAGGGCGAGTTGATCTCTGGGACGTTCGGGCAGAGCCAGGAGGCGCAGCGTGCCATTGAGCGTGCCCGTGGCGGCAGGACGGCTAGGTTCCAGGGTGGCGGTCAGTTCGCGATGGGTGAGCGCGGTTCAGCCCTGGGCACTGCAGCCACCTAAACCGACCCAGGTCGGTTTACCGTTGACTTCATAAGTAGTGGATGTATGATCTGAGTCGGATCGGCTGTCGGCCCTGCTGAGAAGCGGGAGCGCTGGCAGGGTCCAGTTCCAGCGGGGTGTAGCCGCCCCCGGCTGAGTATGAATGGCTTCATGTAACCAGTCATGCCTCAGACAGGCATGTCTTTGAATCCTCCGCACCGCTACTCCCGGTGGTGCGCGTTTAAGGGAAGGGAAGGGCAATGTCCGACAACTACACAGATGACGACTTCGACTCCGAAGCAGAGGGATCGGACGGCGATGTCGGCGACATCAAGTCGCTGCGCCGGGCCGCTAACTCAAAGAAGAAACTGGAGCAGGAACTCGCGAACCTGAAGCGGGAACTCGCCTTCGCTAAGGCAGGCATTGACCTGTCGGACCCGAAGATGCGGTACTTCGTGAAGGGTTACGACGGTGAGATGACTGCCGACGCTGTCCGTGAAGCAGCGATGGACGCTGGGTTCTTGCAGTCCCAGCAGCCGCAGCAGCAGACGGAGCAGGTGCCGGTGAGCGTGGCAGCGGCCCAGGACCGTGTGGTTCAGGCAGCGGCTGGCGCGATCAGTCAGGACAACAGCGAGCAGGCGGCTCTTGCGAGGCTTCAGGCAGCGATGGAAGAAGGCGGAATCGAAGCGATGATGGATGTTGCCCAACAGTACGGAATCCCAATCGGCGAAGGCTAAGAAAGGTAAGAAGAAATGCCAGCAGGTACCGGCACCCCTGGTGCCAATCAGAACGGTCCAGCGACGAGCCCGATGTTCTCCCCTGGGGAGATCGTCACCGCTGCTGGCCCGCTGTCCATCAACGCACCGGCCCCGGTCGTTGACATCACTCTCGGCGGTCAGTTCGTCACGAAGGCGTACGACCTTGCCATCTACCCGTCCCTCCGCCCTGAACTCATCTTCGATCAGTTCGCGACGGTTAAGGCCACCAACACCACTCACCGTGGTGGCAGTGTCCGGTTCTCGTTCATTAATGACATCGCTGAGCAGACCACTCCGCTTCTGGAGAACATCGACGTTGACTCGGTGACTCTGTCCAGCAAGGCGCTCACCGTCACGATGCGTGAGTACGGCACCGCTGTCACGAACACCGCCCTGATCCGTGGCACCAGCATGGTTGCGCTGGACCCGATCATCGCGGAGCGTGTCGGCTACAACGCTGGTCTGTCGATTGACACCCTCGCTCGGGTTGCTCTTGACCAGACCACGGTCACCTATGACGATGCTTCGACCGCTTCGGTCGGGTCTGTCGGCAACCTGTCGGGTCCTCTGACTGGCGCTCACCTGCGCACTGGTGTTGCGACGCTTCGTGCGAACAATGTTCGTCCGCTGCGTGGCGGCAACTATGTCGCGGTCATCAGCCCGTATCAGGCTCAGCATCTGTTCTCCGAGACCACTGATACCGGCTTCCGTTGGATGGTCGGCTACGCGGGTGGCGAGGGCACTGCTGGGAACAGCATCTTCATGGGCGAGGTCGGCACCTACGAAGGTGTCCGCATCATCGTCAACAACCACCTGACCGACCTGGGTCGTGGGTACCTGATGGGCGCTGAGGCGCTCGCTAAGGCGTACTCCACCGCTCCTGGCTTCGGGGCGAACCCGAAGACCGTCGTCGCTCCGGTGGTTGACAAGTTGCGCCGGTTTGCCAGCATCGGCTGGTACCACCTGGTCGGGTACAGCATTTTCCGTGCTGATGCCCTGCTCCAGATCCGTACCCAGTCGACGCTGGTCTAGTTGGGCTGCCCCCGCCCTGTTCCTCCCCGGTGGGGCGGGGGCTCAACTAAGGAGCCTTGATGGCTAAGACGAAGGTGCAGAAGGTGATGGGTGAGTTCAAGCGCGGGACTCTCCATAGCGGATCCAAGAAGGGTCCGAAGGTGACCAGCAGGAAGCAGGCGGTCGCTATTGCGCTGTCTGAGCAGCGGCGGGCGAAGTCTCGCGGAAAGCGTGGTCGGTGATGGCTAAGAAACCTGTCTCCCAGTCTCGCACCATGTGGGTGAAGGCTGGTGAGGTTGTCAACGGGAAGACCGTGAAGAAGGGCTATCTCGCTCAGTACGGCAAGCCTGAGAAGCGTGTCACCGCTCGGGTCAAGATCGTGACTGATACGGAGAGCGGCAAGAAGGCTGGCGAGGTTTACAAGTACAAGGCTGGTCGGACTGTCAAGCCTTCTGAAAAGGTCAAGGGGCCAAAGGGCACCGGTGGCACCGGTGGTGGCGGTGGTGGCGGCGGGGGCGGCGGCGGGGGTGGTGCTAGTAACTACATGACCGCTCCGCGTCTTGGCAAGCCTGGTGAATACCAGGCCGGGCGTGGGATGAAGACCGTCAAGGTGACTTCCGACCGCGCCCGCACTGCTGGCCGTGCCCGTGCGATGGCTAATCGCGGCAAGTATCAGATGTACTACAACTGGGAAACCGGCACGTTTGATCGTAAGAAGGTGAAGTGAAATGCCTGGTGTGAAGGATGGTCCCAGGAACCTGGGGAACATGGGCCGTGGCGCTGGTTCTGGCCGTGGCGCTGGTTCTAGTAGCGGTGGCAGTGCCCGTGCGGCAAAGAAAACGACTCCGTCGAAGACCGCTACTAAGGCTGCACCTGCTAAGAAAGCCACTCCCGCTAAGAAAGCCACTCCGGTAAAGGCGGCACCTGCCAAGAAGGCCGCTCCTGCTAGGAGCCCTAGGTCTGCTGAGCAGGCCGCTTCCCGCAGCCAAGCCGCTAAGACAACGTCGCGCTCTCGCACGACTCGCATGTCTGCACCTGCCGGTCAGCAAACGTCAGGCCAGCGTCGCACTCAAGCGCCTGCTTCTCAGCAGTCTGCCCCTACCGCTCAGCCAAGCCAGGCGTCTTCTGTGCGTGCTGGGATGAGGGCGAAGATGGGTCAGATTGATCCTGCTTCCCGGTCCGCTTTCAAGATGGCTGGTGTAGCGGCTGGCATCGGTGCCGGTGTTGCTGGTGCTGCCGGTCTGAAGAAGTTGAGCGATATGCGCACTGAGGAGTACCGGGCTACGAACAAGCCTAAGTTCGCTAAGAAGGGTGATAAGGCTACTGGGAGGGGTGGCGTGAAACTTGTCTGGGACGGCAAGGGCTGGGTCGCTGCCCCTAAGAAGCGGTGATCGCTAGTCATGGCTAAGTCTCCTGCGTGGCAGCGGTCTGCCGGGAAGAACCCGAAGGGCGGGTTGAATGCGAAGGGTCGTGCTTCGGCAAAGGCCCAGGGCATGAATCTGAAGCCCCCGGTGAAGGCAGCGCAAGCCAAGAAGTCCCCTAAGGCCGCTGCCCGCAGGAAGTCTTTCTGTGCCCGTATGGAGGGCATGAAGGCGAAGAACACGTCGTCTAAGACGGCGAAGAATCCGAATAGCAGGATTAATAAGTCGCTACGAGCATGGGATTGCTGAGGCGAAGCGTTCCGCTAAGAAGTATCCAAAGGCGAAGTGAAAGAAGGTTGATCGTAATGATGAAGAAGCCGATGAAGAAGCCTGATGTGACGATCATGCCGGTTCGGCCAGGTAAGCCTGGCACTAAGCCGGTTCCTCCTCGCGGTAAGAAGCCTGATGCGACGATCATGCCGGTCAAGTCAGGCGCGAAGAAGCCGATGAAGAAGATGCAGAGGTACATGTAGCCATGTGCATGAAGTGCGGGTGCTCAACCCCGAATGACAAGAAGGTCGCTAAGCCGATGATCGTCCCGAATGGATCGAGCGGGACGAGCAGGGTGGTGCCAGCGACTGACACGAAGCCCGGTGGCTATGACTATGACGACTAAGCCGTTCTGGGAGACTGCGAATCCTAGGAAGAAGTCTCGTCCGTTGTCTGCGTCGCAGAAGTCTGCTGCGAAGGCTAGGGCTAAGGCTGCTGGTCGTCCGTATCCGAATCTGGTTGACAACGCCGCTGTTCGACGGAGAAAGAGCAAGTAGTGACTGTTCAGAAGCAACTGCTAGGGCGGGCCACCTACGGTCCCAGGGTCCAGGTCGGTCCTGGGATCAGCCCGCTCTGGCAGTTCTTCCTGTCGCCGCCAGCGCAGGAGTCGATCCTGATCTACGACGACGGGACCGTGGTTGAGCAGCAGACGTTCGAGAACGAGGACATCAAGGACCCGAGCGTTCACACGTACATCCTGGGCGGGACGGACTATCGGACTACTGAGGGGTCGTTTGAGTACAACGCGCTGACAGCGGCGGGGTTCACCTGGCGTGACGTGTACTCAGGGAATACTTACGCCGACGATTACGACACGGATTACAACTAGGAGCAGTGGATGCCGAGCCTGAATCTGCCTACCCCGAATAAGACTCCTGGGGATGGTGCGCCAGCGGATGACATCAACCTCGTTATTGAGGCGATTAATACGCTGAACTCGGCTGTCACGAATATCGCTGCTGGTCCTACCGGGCCTACGGGGGATGCTGGACCTACCGGCCCGGCTGGGCCTACGGGTGCCGCGTCCACGGTGACTGGCCCGACTGGGGCTAAGGGTGATGATGGGCCTACGGGTCCGACTGGTCCTCAGGGTCCGATTGGGTTGACTGGCCCGACTGGTCCTCCTGGTCAGGCGGCGAATCTTGGTGCTACTGGGCCGACTGGGCCTACTGGTGCTCAGGGGCCGACTGGGCCTCAGGGTGACGCTGGTCCTGCTGGTGAGGCTGGTGCGGCTGGGGTGACGGGGCCGACCGGCCCTCAGGGCTCTATTGGCCCTACCGGGCCTACTGGGGCGAGTGGCGCGGCGTCCACGGTCACGGGTCCTACCGGGCCGACTGGTGCGACTGGTGCCGCTGGCGCGGCAGGAGCGACCGGACCTACCGGGCCTACTGGACCGACCGGGCCGACTGGCGCTACCGGTGCTGCCGGGGCTACCGGACCGACCGGCCCGACTGGGCCTACGGGTACGTCTGGGACAAACGCACCTGAGTTCCTAGGGTCGCTGCTGCTAGGGGGCATGTGATGCGGGTAGCGGTGTACGCGATCAACAAGAACCACGCCGAGAACCTTCAGCGGTGGGCTGACTGCGCCCGCGACGCCGACTACCTCATCATGGCTGACACGGGCTCCACTGACGACAGCATCGCCGCTGGTCTCGCTGCCGGTATCCAGATGTCGTCCATCGTGATCGACCCGTGGCGGTATGACCATGCCCGTAATGCTGCGCTGGCGCTGGTGCCGGATGACGTGGACTACTGCATCGCACTGGACACGGATGAGTTCCTTCAGCCTGGCTGGCGGCGTCATCTTCAGGAAGCGTTCGACGCTGGGATCACGCGCCCGAGGTACAGGTTCGTGTGGTCGTGGGATGAGCGGGGCAAGCCTGGGTTGGAGTTCGCTGCGGAGAAGATCCACCCCCGGCATGGATATCGGTGGCGGCACGCGGCGCATGAAACGTTGTTCACTGAGGTGCAGGAGCGGCAGGGCTGGTGCGGGCTGGAGATCCACCATCATCAGGTCCCGAAGCCGTACCGGGCGCATGAGTTGCCGCTGCTTGAGATAGCGGTGACTGAGGCACCGGACGATGACCGGATGGCGCACTATCACGCGAGGGCGTTGATGTTCGCTGGCCGTGGCATGGATGCGCTGCGCCAGTTCCAGCGGCATCTGGATCTTCCGTCAGCCCGCTGGGTGGATGAGCGTGCCCAGTCGATGCGGTACATGTTCAGGATCACGAAGGATGTCCGGTATCTGCATGACGCTTACCGGGAGGCTCCTCACCGCAGGGAGGCGGCGGTTGACGCGGCCCGCTACCACCATGGCTTGGGGGAGTGGGAGGAGTGCTTGCTGTGGGCGAAGCGGGCGCTGGACGTGAAGGACCGGGATCTGCTGTACCTGACTGAGCCGGATGCGTGGGGTTCGCTGCCGCATGACCTTGCTGCGGTAGCGGCATACAACCTTGGGTTCTTCCGTGAGGCTGACTGGCATGGCATGGAGGCGCTGAAACTGGATCCGTATGACCAGCGGCTGGTGCGTAATGTCGGGTTCTACCGTGAGAAGGTGGCGGCATGACGACGCTGAAGGACATGGTTGCCGAGTCCCGCCGGATGGCGTATGGGTCGATGAGCGAGCAGATCAACCTTGTCGCTACGGAGTACACCGCTGGGTCTGACGAGTTGTACCTGGAACTTGATGTCTCCGGCATCACTCCTGGGATGGTGCTGTCCAGCGGCTTGAATGTCTGGTACGTGAAGGGCATTGAGGCGGCGTCGAAACTGGTGTACGTGATACCGGGGTACGACAACGCCCCTGGCGGGGTCGCCGCTGTGAACGACTTCGTGTACATCAAGCCGAAGGTCACTGAGTGGTTCATGTTCGATGAGATGGGCAAGGAGATCACTCGCCTGTCCAGCCCTGACGTGGGCCTGTACAAGATCGCGTCGTGGGAAGTTGAGGCTGATCCGACGTGGCAGACGTATGAGATTCCGTCTACCGCGTTCGACATGGCTGGGCTGCTGAGGGTCCGGTACCGGGTTCCTGGGAGCGAGGATGTGTGGATCGACATTCCCGAGAAGTCGTATCGGGTGCAGTTCACTGATACCCAGTCGTCGTCGTATGTGCGGCTGCTGCGGAACATCCCGAGCGGCACGGATGTCAAGTTCATTTACAAGGCTCCGTTCACTGCTCCGACGTCGCTGTCGGATGACCCGGTGGCTGACTGCGGGCTCACGCCGACGATGGTCGATATTCCACCGCTGGGTGTTCTGGGTGCGTTGCTCCGCACTACGGAGTCTCGCCGGGGCCAGGTTCAGACTCAGGGTGATTCGCGTCGCGCTGGTGAGGTTCCTCCTGGGACGAACAGCAGCATGGCTGCCCGGATCGACCGCGAGTACTCAAACCGGGTGCGGGAGGAATATGCGCGGCTAGTGCAGCGGGTGTCCATTGTGAGGAGCCTGTAGTGGGCTATGAGATCACTGACACGTTCAGTGAGCCGTTCTCGCAGGCGACGGCTTCGCTGCCGTCGTACTTCTCCCCGAGTGTTGTCGGTATCGCCGGGCTGCCGTATCTGCTGGATACGGAGTCGGGGACGTACCGGCGTGAGTCGTTCGACGTGGTGCAGCAGCGGAACACTACGGACGCCCGTGACCAGTTGCTGCTGCCGGTGGATGTGTGGCGTCAGCAGGCGCAGTCGTGGCATTTCGGTGCGGGCCAGTCGAACCTTGACCGGGATGGGACGCTGCCGTACCGGTTCTACTCGTCGTATGGGGTGGATCCGTGGACTGAGTGGCGGCTGTCGCTGCTGCCGTCTACGTCGCAACTCGCGGGTACTTCCTCGCTGAGCGGGGACACGCAGGTGTTCACGGCGAACGCTTCCAACACTGACTACCTGATCGTGCTGAACGGGCAGGTGGCGTACTGGTACACGTCGCTGTCCACGACTGCCGCGCCGGTCGGGTCGGTGACGATGAGCGCCGGGAACACGATCATCGACGCGACGAGCGACGGCGGGAACGTGATCGCTGCCGTGTCGGATCAGTTCATCTGGTACGTGAACGGGCCGTCTGGGACACCGACGAAGTGGGCGAATCACACGTATACGGCGTTGTCGATGGTGGAGTACGAGAAGGATTACCTGATCGCCGCTGACCAGAACAAGTTGTACAACGCGCTGAAGGGCAACAATCCGACGCTGCTGTTCACCCATCCTGACACGGCTTTCCGCTGGTACTCGGCGGCGTCAGGCAGCCTCGCGATCTACGTCCTGGGCAGGCTGAACCAGAAGACGTTCATTCACAGGATCGGGGTGAAGTCGGACGGCACCGGCCTGACAACCCCGGTCGTCGCAGCGGAACTCCCTGACGGTGAGGTCGGGTATGAGATTGAGGCGTACCTGGGGTTCATCCTGATCGGCACCAGCAAGGGCGTCCGGGTCGCTTTACCTGACAGCAACGGTGACCTGACGCTGGGTTCGATCATCCCGACGACGGTCCCTGTCCGCTGCTTCGAAGGTCAGGACCGGTTCGTGTGGTTCGGGAACTCGGCGGTCGACGGTGCGTATTCGCCGTCCAGTGAGACTGACATCTTCCCCAGCGGGACGGTGTGCGGCCTGTCACGGATGGACCTGTCCCGCACGACGGTGAACCAGTTGACCCCTGCGTATGCGCAGGACATCGTGGCCGCGTCGGTCACTGGGCAGGTGGTGCAGTCGGTGGCGACGTTCGCTGACAAGCGGGTGTTCGCCCTCGGTAACGGGGATGTGTGGTTTGAGGGGACTGCGAGGATGCCGGGTGGGTGGCTGCGGCAGGGCATCATTTCGTACAGCGTGGAGGACATCAAGACTGGCCTGTACATGCAGACGAAGTGGGAGCCGTTGAAGGGGGAGGTGGACCTGGATGTGTCGTATGACTCCACTGGGTTCATCCGGGTCGCTGACTTCGTGATCCAGGATTCGATCCGGTCGGGGAACGTGACGATGAACGGGGTCCAGTTCTCCCGCATGGAGCCCCGCCTGGTGCTGAAGCGGTCATCGACGGACACGACTCTGGGGCCGGTGCTGACCCGGTGGGAGGTCAGGTCGATCCCGGTGAAGGGCCGGAACAACCGGTGGACGCTGCCGATCTACAACTATGAGGACATTGAGATCGACAACGTGCCGTATAAGCGGGACCCGCTCGGGGTGCTTGACACGCTGCTGGGGCTGGTTGAGTCGGGTGTGCTGTTCACTCTGCAAGAATCAGGCCAGGCTTATACGGTCCACGCGAAGGAGTACCGCTGGCAGCCGGAGAAGTTGACTGAGAACGGCAAGTCCTGGCAGGGAGTGTTTACGCTGGTGGTTGAGGAGGTTGCGTGAGAAGGCAATATGAGGGCGGCGCTCAGCCCAGTGTCCTCACGTCAGCGCTCGGGTCGTCTACTGCTGACTTGACGATCTTCTGCAATGACCTGTCGAACTGGCCGACCGGCACTGGTAGTCGCCCGTTCTATGTGGTGATCGACCGGGGCAAGGCGAACGAGGAGAAGATCCTCTGTTCTAGCCGGGCTGGGAACACGCTGTCGGTGTACAACGTGGGCTTGGTGAATGGGCGGGCAGCGGACGGCACCCCTATCTCTCAGCATTCGATTAATGCGGTGATTGAGCATGTGTTCACTGCTACGGATGCTGATGAGGCGAACGCGCATGTGAACTCCGCGAGTGTGCATGTGGCGGCGAATCAGCGGTCGGTGACGATTTGCACGTCGTCTACCCGGCCTGGGTCTCCGGTGGCGAATGAAGTGATTCTGGAGACTGACACTCTGGCTATCCGTGTGTGGGATGGTTCGGAGTGGGATCAAGTAACCTCTACAGGCGGGTATCCCGACCTGTTTCTACTGATGGGTGCGTGAGTTATGCCTACTGTGTATAAGCAACTCGGTGCGGCTGCGGGCAGCGGCACGATCACTACTGCTGCTCAGTTGTATGCGGCGTCAGCGACGGCGTCTACGTCCACGATTATTTCCAGCATCGTGATCTGTAATACGTCGTCGTCTGCTGCGACGTACAGCATCGGTGTGAATACTGCGACGGCTACGTTTGCTGCTGGCCGGTATGTGGTGTTTCAGGCGACGATTGCCGGTAATGACACGGTTGCGCTGACGCTTGGGTTGGTGCTTGATCCGACGAATCGGTTCTTGAATGTGTCGTCTTCTACTGCGTCGGTGAACTTTTCGGCGTATGGGGTGGAGAACTCGTAATGACTATGAGCAACCTCAACACCAACAAGTTGGCGCCTGAAAGGGTAGAAGTAACCCCGAACGCCGACTTCTCCAACACCCCCACGGGGACGTACATTGACGGCGCGACGGGGTACGGCTACAAGTACCTAACGATGACTGTATCCGGCACGCTGACGATCACGACCGTGGGATATGCCGACATTCTCCTTGTCGGCGGTGGAGGCGGTGGAGGCGGTGCAACGAACTTCAGCGGACGCCCGGGTGCTGGTGGTGGTGTTATTGCACGGGGCTACTGGCTGTCCGCAACCTCATGGGCCGTTGTCATAGGGGCCGGGGGAGCAGGGGGGGCAATCAATACTGGAAGCGGCGGAGCGGTCGGCGGCAACTCCAGCCTCGCTGATCTAGTCGCCTACGGTGGCGGAGGCGGTGGCAGCGGCATGAATGGCAGCAGCAACGGTGGAAGCGGCGGCTCAGGTGGATCAGGTGCGACCACTAATGGCACCGCCGTTCTCAGCGGCCTACAGGGATACAGCGGCAACTCTTTCGGCTCTGGCGGGGCTGGTGGAGCAGCCACGGCCGGTAATGGTGGAGGCCCACCGATGACCAGTTCGATCACCGGAACTGCCCTGAACTACGCCAAGGCTGGTGGCAACGCGACTACCACTACGGGATACGGGGATGGGGGCCTGTCTCCTTACGCCGGTACCGCTGGCGGCAACGGCGTGTTCATCATCCGAGTGAGGACTTCCTAATGGCTATCCAGAAACTGTCTACGACGACTGGTGCCGGTGTCACTGCCCCTTCAGCGGGCAGGTTTGCTCAGATCAGTAGTGGTGGTACTCGGACTACGTATACGTCTGGTGGGGTGACGTATGAGGTGAGGACGTTCAACTCGTCTGGGACGCTGGAGGTGGGGTCTAGCGGTGTCGTGGATGTGCTGCTGGTCGGTGGCGGCGGCGGTGGTGGCGCGGCTCAAGGCGGTGGCGGTGGCGGTGGTCAGGTCATTTCCGCTAGCAGTTTTTTCCTGAATGCCGGTTCTTTCACTGTCACTGTCGGCGCTGCTGGTGCAGGCGCTACGTATTCAACGACTGTTGTCGGTGGCGGCTCTAATGGCGGTGACTCGCGGCTCGGCCCGCTTGAGGCTATTGGCGGCGGTGGTGGTGGAAGTAATAATAATCAAACTAATAATGGATACTTTGGTCACCGTGGAGCAAATGGTGGTGGTGGCTCGGGTGGGGGGGCTGCTTCTGCGAGCAATGGAGGGGTGACGCTTCTTACTGGTGGTTTCGCTGGCGGTAACGGTTTCGTTGGCACTAACGGTGCCGGTGGTGGTGGTGGTGGAGATAGCGCCGTGGGGGCGAACTCGACTAGCGCTACCGCAGCGGGCGCTGGTGGCGCTGGTACTTCAAGCAGCCTTCAGACTGGCTCTGCCGTTACCTATGCTGGTGGTGGTGGCGGGGGTAGCAGTACGACTGGTGCTGGTACTGGTGGTTCTGGTGGTGGCGGCGCTGGTGGTAACAATGCTGCTGGTACTGCTGGATCGTCTAATACTGGCGGTGGTGGTGGCGGTACTGGTAGCGCTGCTGCTGGCGCTAACGGTGGTAGTGGTGTGGTGATTGTTCGCACGATCATCTCGGGTACAGCGGCTGGTGTGGCAGCGAGTGGTGGTACTGAGTCGACGTATACGGGTGATGGTTCTAATGGTGTGAATGGTCAGGTGTACAAGGTTCACACGTTCACTACGTCGGGTTCGTTGTCGGTGGCTGCGCCTGGGTTCGTGGACGTGCTGGTCGTCGGCGGTGGCGGCGGCGGCTCTAAGGCTTACGCTGGTGCAGGTGGAGCAGGCGGTCATCTGTATATCACCAATGCTTATCTACCCGCAGATACGTTGACTGTGACTATTGGCGGGGGTGGCAGCGGCCAGACGACAGCCAACCAGGTCGGATACTCAGGTGAGGCCAGCCGACTAGGCAGTTACTACGCCCCTGGTGGTGGCGGTGGCGGGTCACAAGGCATCAATGGCCTTTCAGGTGGCAGCGGCGGTGGTGGCGGCGGGAACTCCACTGCTACGGGCGGGACAGGTGCCACCGGTATAGGCAATAACGGCGGAACCGGCTCGGCTACAAGCGCCAAGGGCGGCGGCGGTGGTGGCGGATCTTCTGCGGCGGGTTCAAACGGCAGTGCTGGCGGCGGGGGGAACGGCGGCAATGGGACCGCTAACTCGATAACTGGCACGAGCGTTACACGCGCTGGCGGCGGTGGTGGCGGATCACTGGGTGGCACGGCTGGCACTGGTGGCACCGGAGGCGGCGGCAATGGCACCAACAATGACACTGCCGCAGCGAATGCTTCACCCGCTAACTGTGGCAGCGGTGGCGGCGGTGGAGGCGTGACAACGGGCGGCGGTAATGGCGGTAATGGCGCAAGCGGCGTTGTCGTTGTCAGATACCCAATCTAGAAAGGAACAGAAAATGCCATACGAGAATGCGCACGCAGCAAGGATCGACAGCGACGGCATCGTCCGTGAAGTCATCGTCATCCCCTACCTGGACGATGATGACGCGAAGATCACGGCTTACTGCAATCAGATCGGCCTGCCAGGCACTTGGATTGACACGAGTTACCTTGGCTCCAGGCGGGGGAAGTATGCGGGTGTTGGTGATAAGTACGACGCTGCTCTTGATGAGTTCGTGTCGCCGGTTGCGGCACCTGTGGAGTAGCGATGGAATGGCTTGACTCTCCACCGGAGATCCTCACCCTGCTGTCCATCGGTGGGGTCATCATCGGTGTCCTGTTCTATCTGATTGATACCCGGTTGAACAAGGTGCTGAAGGAGTTCAAGCCGAACAGCGGCTCCAGCATGAAGGACCAACTGGACCGTATTGAGAAGAAGATCGACAACCATCTCGGTTGGCATCTGGATCGGAGCAACTAGTGGACTGGTTCACCCCGCATCGTCGTCGCTGGATCTATGGGATCAGCATGGCTCTGGGGCCGCTGCTCGTGTTCTATGGGGTGGTGGAGGAGTCGGCGTGGCCGCTGTGGGTTGCGGTGATCCAGCAGGTGCTGGTCCCGGCGATGGCGTTGAACTTCGTTCCAGCGGGTGAGGAGGAGCAGTGAGGAAGGTCAGCCTGAATGGGTGGACTGCGCCGCCTAGGACGTTGAAGGTGTTCAAGATCCCTGGCTGCAACAGGAAGTTGACGCTGGACAAGGACGCGGGTCGGCTGCTGACAGCCCTGGCTGCGGATTATCACGCGACGGTGCGCCCGCTGGATGTGGGGAAGGTGGATGAGGGCGGGTATGCGTTCCGTGAGGCGAACGGCGCGTCCGGTCACCTGTCCAACCATGCATCCGGTACAGCGATTGACTTGAACTGGAGCGAGGAGGGCGCTCAGGGTTCCAAGTGGGGTCAGGTGTTCTTCCACAAGGTGAAGCATCGGAAGGCGATCAACGACATCAAGGCCCGCTATGGCCGCTGGGTGAACTGGGGCGGGGACTGGCGGGCGAAGGACTACATGCATTGGGAGATCAAGCCTGGGGTGACTCGGGTGATGGTGGTCAATGCGTGCAAGCAGTTGGGTATTGACGCGAATGGTGTCCGCAAGCCTTAGCCATTTCTACCATGTGTATGCCGCTGGTCATTGGGTTGAGCCGGTAGCGGAGCACTGCACGGCGCTGCTTGAGCATGGGCTGTATGCGGCGCTGGATGAGTTCTATGTGGGGCTGGTCGGGTCGCAGGATCAGATCAGTGAAGCGGTCGCGTACATCCAGGGTCGTGGGCTGGATCCGGTGGTGGTGTCCAGGTCGTGGTCTGGGTGGGAGCAGGAGACTCTGCGGCATGTGCAGCCGTGGGCTGGGCAGTCTGACGGGCTGTGCCTGTATGCGCATACGAAAAGCGCCCATGACCCGTCCGCTATCAACGTGCCGTGGCGTCAGTCGATGTGCTTCTACTCGGTGGTGCAGTGGCGGCAGGCGGTGGAGGGGCTGGGTGTCGGCTGGGACACGGCGGGGTCGCATTGGCTGGGTGACATGTATGGGGGGAACTACTGGTGGTCGACTGCGGCTTATCTGCGGTCGCTGCCTCCGTTGGAGTACGTGTCCCGGTGGCATGCGGAGGGCTGGATCTCTAAGGGTGAGCCGCATCGGGCGAAGGACTTGAACCCTGGGCATCCTGGGGAGCGGCGGTTCGTCACTCAATGGTGACGCACCTGTATCACGTTTACGCTGGCGGTGACTGGCAGCGGCCCGTCCGTGAGCATTTCACGGCTTTGAACGGGTCTGGCCTGATGGGGGTGCTGGACTTCATCGGGGTGGGGATCGTCGGCCCTGAGGCTTCTATCAGCGAGGTGCGGGGAGTGCTGCCTTCCGGGGTGGAGGTGGTGACGATGGCTCAGACTGGGTTTGAGCAGGCGACGCTGGACTGCATCCCGGGACTGCCTGACGGGCCTCTGCTGTACGCCCACACGAAGGGCTCGTTCCAGGTCAGTGCGAGGCAGGATGCGTGGCGCAGGACGATGACATGGTTCAACGTGATGCAGTGGCGGTCGATGCTGGATGCGTTGCGGACCCATGACACGGCTGGGATCTGGTGGATACCTGAGCCGGTGCATCCCCGGCCCCACTATCAGGGGAACTTCTGGTGGGCGAACAGCGACTACGTGAAGGGGTTGCGGTTTCCGGTGCCGGGGTTCTCCAGGTGGGAGGCTGAGTTGTGGCTGGGGACTGGCAGGCCGCTGCCGTGGGATGCTTACCCTGGCAGCGAAGGGGACTGCGAACCGGTGGAGGAGTGGGTTGATGACTTCGATAGGGAACCTGAGGCATAAGTGGTATGGGGAGACTGCGTGGGTGGTGGGGTCTGGGGCGACGCTCGGGCATGTGAGCCGGGGGTTCTTCAACGGGAAACGCACCATCGCGGTGAACCATGTGTCCCGGCTGCACGGCTTCACCCCTGATGTGCTGTTCTCCCACTATCACCGGGATGTGCAGGAGTCGCTTGAGCCGCAGTCGCTGGGGGTGACGTTGCGGCTGGACACGAACACGTTGCAGCCGTGGCTGGATGCGCCGTCGAATGTGGTGTTCGTGGATGTTCCGTATGAGTCGCCGCCCGGCCCGGCGTGGGACCCGTACCTGTTTCCCCCTGAGCCGAACTCCCTGGTGTACGGGTCCAGCAGTATTCATGGCGCGATCCATCTCGCTGCGCATATGGGGGCGACGTTCATCGTGCTGGTCGGGGTGGACTGCGGCTGGCTGGATGGGCAGCATCGGTTCCCCGGCTACCCGGATCCTGCGAGCCCGCCGCCTGACGTGATGCCGATATGGGAGCGGCATCTGCGACTGTTGAAGCAGTGGCTGCGGGAACGGTATGACGTGGACGTGTACTCGCTGAACCCGTTCCTGAACCTGAACCTTGAGGGGCATGAGTTCAGGGGGGCTGGCTGATGCCTGTCGCGTTCCTGACGAACGATTTCACGAACCTTGGCGGCGGCATCGAAGTGCCTGGGGGGTGCGCGTATTACCGCTGCTCGCTGCCGATGTTCGCGAGTGGTGAGCCAGCGATGCTGGGCCGTCCCGCTTTCCATCCTGATTACGGGTTCGGGATCAAGGAGAGCGATCAGCGGGCGGTGTTCAAGTTCGACACGGTGGTGCTGAAACTCATCATGTTCCGGTGGACACCGAGGCAGATGCTGATCGCTCAGCAGTTGGGTCAGCGGGTCATCGTTGATGTGGATGATGCGTATGACTTCCTGCCTGAGGTGAACAAGGCGTGGGAGCAGACGCACCCTGACCGGAACAAGGTAATGAACCGGGACCATTACCGGGAAGTGATCGCCGCCGCTGACACGTTAACGGTGTCCACCCAGTTCCTACTGGATCATCATCGGGATCATCGGGATGTGCGGCTGGTCAGGAACGGTCCGCATCCTGGGATGTTCCCTGTGAAACGCCAGTCGGCCAGGCCGGTGATCGGCTGGGTGGGTGCTATCCCGTTCCGGGGCGGGGACTTGGAGATCATGCGGGACTGGCTGCCTGCATTCCTTGATGAGCATGACTTGCTGTTCCATCACTCAGGGGATGACCCGACAGCGCCGTCTTTCGCTGAGGTGGTGGGCATCCCAGTGGAGCGGATGTCGTGCTCACCGCTGGCACCGATCAACCAGTATCCGCAGTTGTTTGAGCATTTCGACATCGGCCTGGTCCCGTTGAATGACATCCCGTTCAACCATGCGAAGTCCACGATCAAGGGACTGGAGTATGCGTCAGCGGGGATCCCGTTCGTGGCGTCCGGTTTGCCTGAGTATCAGCGGCTCGCTGATGACGGGGTTGGGAGGATCGCTAATACCCCTGAGGAGTGGGTGCGGCATCTGACTGAGTTGCTGGATCTCGGGGTAAGAAAGAAGGAAGCCGCCCAGCAGCGACGGATCGTTGCTGAGCGGCATTCCATCCAGGCCCGTGAGGCCGAGTGGCAGGCGGTGTTCAGGACGTGAAGCGACTGCCTATCGGCTGCATTGAGAAACTGATCTTCCGCTTCGGCTTGTGCCCGATGGCGCACTCTCGGCACATGCGGTTCCCGTTGTTGTTGTAGAGGTATGCGTCGGGGACGGTCAGGTCGTGGCCCTTCTCGCATTTGGTGAACACGCTCATCCGATGAACTCCTTGCATCCGCAGTTGCATTCTCCTGTGTGCTTGTGATGGCAGGCCACGCATTTCCCATCTGGCGGAGGGGGTGGTGGCTGAGCGATTACGAGCGGGATCGGCTGGTCAGCGAACACTTCAATCAGTGGCGCTCCTTGGCAGTCGGCGTCGGTCCAGGTGATCTTCCTGACGTGATCTCCTGCATGCCCGGCGCGGAGGCTGCACCTGTTGCTGTCGTAGTAGGCCCAGCATTGACGGAATTCTCTTGTCATCCTGTCTCCTTGTTTAACCGACCTGGGTCGGTTTTAGTTGGCGGGGGGCTGGGAACAGGAGAGGAACCAGCCCCCCGCTTCTTCTCTACCTCAGCATGGGGGGACGCTGAGGGAGAAGCCTTTATGAGCGCCGGACTTTCCTCACGTCCAGCCTCGCATACCCTTGCTTGTCGAACGCTTCGACCCTTGTGGACGCTACCTCTACCCATCTTACCTGCCATGTGCCGGTCGTGCCGTTGATACCTGAGAGCCTGGCAGATGCCTCGTCCTTCATCTGCTTGGCGTGCTTCTCAAGGTCGCGGGCATCGACGTACATGTCGATGGCTGAGATGAGCATCTCGTCTTCGATGAACTGCTGCCCGTCGTGTACTTCCAGCCCGCCACGGCACGCTGTGAAGAACGGGCAGATCTTCTCGCAGACAGCGGCAGGTATGTCACGGGATCCGTCCTCCCCGTTCTTGACGGCGTAGATCACGTCCTGGATCCAAGAGTCGATCTCGTCGGTGAGAGTGGGGTCGAACTCGTCAATGAGGAAGTACGGCTCCTGCTTCTTGCCGCTCCGGTCGATGTACATGTTGCCGACGTACACCGTCTTGCTGCTGTCCAGCAGCCCTGCCTGCATGGCCCCGAGGGCGTAGGCGTGCCGCTGGTACTTGTGGTTCAGCGACGTGCCCTGCCGCTTGACCCATTCGAAACCATCGACGGTCTTCACGTCGATGATCGCGTTGTCGGCTGGGCAGATCAGGTCGGGGGTGCCGCTGATTGCTGCGCCGGATGGGAACGTGGCGGTGACCTTCTCGCTGTCAGCGATCCAGCCCTGGTTGGCGGCTGCGAATGCGTGGGCGAGGTATCGGTGGATTGCGGTGCCGATCCGTGCCGATGCTTCGTTGGTCTGGTCGGTGCGTTCCACTCCGATGGTGGTGAGGACTGCTTTCTGGCGGCAGAACCCGAGATCGGATGGGCCGAGGATGCCGTCCCTGGACTGCTTGCTGCGCGGGTCGGCGTATGAGTAGTCGATGATTGCCTGGCTGAGCGCTTGCTGCAGCCCTGGGAGTAGGTCACTCACTGGGTGCCTCCCGGTCAAGGGTCTTCATGACTACGTCGTCAAGCCTGCCGTCTGCATAGAGGCTGAGCCCGAACTGGGTGCCGAGGTTGATCGCTGCCCGCTTGAGCGCGTCCGATTCCGCTGTCTTAACCGCCATATCGTGAGCCTCACCGCGTTGCGGTAGCGACGCTGATCCGATGGATGCCTCCGTGTAGGTGCAGTGGAGGCTTGGGATGGTGAGAACTCCGATGACTTTGTACCCAACCTGCCATTGGCCTTTCTCGTTCTGGTCCTCATAGGCGAGGTCAGCAGTGAGGACGTTCCATGACCATCCTCCGAATCCGAAGATGCGGATGAGGTGGGCTTTCACGTCCCATGCCTCTAGGTAGGACAGGTTGCGGCCTGCCTGCTGCCGCTTGGCTACGCGGCTGGGGTTGAGTGGCTTGAGCAGTTGCTCGTATTGCATGGCGTTCAGCATGTCTAGTCTCCTGTTCTGTACTGTGCTGTGTGAACATCTTACCACCTATACCGGAGGACGGTCAATGGCCCGCCGATACTCAGAGTTCTATGACTTGTTCGTGGACCTCATCGACAGCATCGTCCACGACGCCGACCCAGTGGACCGGCTCATGGCCCTCAGGCTTATCACCAGGGACGGGCACCGCATCCTGATACAGGAGAGGAACCGCGCCGCATACGACCTGCGGGTCAAGATGACAGCCGACGAGGCAGCCAGGGTCTCGGGTATCCCACGAAAGCACCTGAACTCGTGGGCTGCACGGCATCCCGGCCCAGAGAAGTTGAAGCGGAAGAACCGGAGCAGCATCCCGGTCGGGGTAAACATGAGCGAGGACGCCGGATTTCCCAGTCCATATCCTTCTAATAAGGAGGATTAGGCGTCCCCGCTCACGCTGCGCTTCCCCAACGCATCAACCACTGTACCGTCGTCAAGCAGCAGAACCAGCCCCAGGTACGACTTCACCGGCACCTCCGCTGGCGACTGCCACTGCGACACCAGCCACCCGTTCCTGAGTGACCGCTCCCTGCTGGATTCGATATCGGCGTGGCAGGCGGGGTGTACGGCGAGGCAGTTGGACGGGGCACCTGAGTCCAGCGACTTCGTCCCGCCCATGCCTCGTGGCCTGCGATGGTGGAAGTGAGCCACCTGCAGCCTGACGCCGCACAGTTCGCACCTGCCGTTGGATCGCTGCCTGACGGTTGCCCTGACCTTGTCGGTGAACGCTGTCACTTGCGGGTCACTGCCTGACGGATGACGTAGACGATGCCGGTCGCTACGGACACGACAGCGATGATCGCCAGCCCGATCCAGTAGATGCCGTACTCGTCAACGGTCGCGTACCACCATCTCATTTGAACCCTGCCCTTCTCAGGAGGAGCACCAGCATCCACAGCGGCATGGTCGCGTACGACTCACCGGGATCGCCCTTGCCTTTCCGCTTGTGGATCACGACCCCCAGGATGGTGTCGTTGTTGACGCATTCGACCTGCATCTCGTCTACCCAGCCTGCGATGTCCATGCGGGCCTGGTTCTTGCATTCGATGGTGAAGTCGTGGATGCCGTGGATGTCGCCTCGGTCGTCTGCCCAGCCGACCCTGGTTCGCTCGGTGGCGAATCCGGCGTCGTTGAGGTAGTCGGCTATGGCTCGTTCGAACCGTGATCCTTTCTGCTTCTGCCTACTTGTCATCATGTGTCCATCCGTGGGCGTAGGCATCTGCCATCTCGGGTATCCACATGTCCCTGGTCACTCCGTCGATGATGGCGGTGCCGAAGCGGAGGCGAACCTTGATGGGCTCGTCGCAGTCAGGGCAGTCGATCCTTACGGTTCGCCAGTCCTCACTCTTCGGGTCGTCCATGTTGATGGTCGTTCTCGGGTCCTCGTCTTTCAGGAAAGCGGGTATCACGTTGTCTCCTGTGGTCATTGCTTTCCCTTCAGTGCGTCGATAGCGGCGAGGGCGTCGGCTGCTGAGATTTGGCCGTGCTGGTACTTGTCCAGCCCATCCACCGCTTCCCGTGCAGCATCCAGACCCGACGCATACCCTGCATCAAACTGGTCGCGTGAAAACCTCTCCTTCAGTGCGTCGATGGCAGCGATGGCTTGCCTCTGTGTTGCGGCTGGACCCTGATCTCGGTTGAGGGGGTCGAATGGCAGCGCAGCAACCGCTTCCCGTGCAGCGTCTAGCAATCGCCGTTCTATGCGTCGTACTTGTCGGCAGATGCAGATACGTTCGCAGTTTGGGTGGTATCCGGCTCCGCTGAATGCGTAGTCGTCGCAGTCAGGTAGGTGTGTCATGGCTTCTCCCGTAGTGCGTCGATAGCGGCCAAGGCGTCGGCTCTCACGTCCACGCTGAACCGGACATCCCTGCCGATGTCCAGCGCCGCTATCGCTTCCCGTGCAGCGGTCAGGCCAGCGCGGATTCCCTCGACGCGGGCGGCTGCCATCTGCTCGCTGGTGTGATCCCACAGGGTTGCGGCTGACTGGCGCACGCGCTGCTCGCAGGCACGAAACATTTCGCAGGCTGGACACCAGTCTTCGGGCATATTGGCGAACCAGCGGTGGCACTCGGGTAGGTGCTTGCTCATTCGCTCATCGCATCCGCTAGCAGCGCGTTCACCTCGGACAGCGCCTTCCTCCTGGCACCGTCGTCGTCAAGGCAAGTCAGGATCTCCTTGACCTCCCACAGCGCCTCACGGTACCCCTGCGCCCGCCCATCCATGTATTCCTGGTTCATCGTGCTCTCCTCTTCTTCTGTACGGTCCAATGAACTGTCTCTCCCCATACCCGCCTCTCGCTGAGGTCGTCCGGGTCGTCCCACGCAAGCGGGGGAAGCCACCTGCGTTTGTCGGCCCACTTGGCGACCCGCTCGCTCGGCCCATGAATCATGCTGATCTCGTCGTACAGCCGCTTCATACTGTTGTGGGTTGAGATCCTGACATGCTTCCTGCGGCCAGTCGACACGGCGCATAGCACGCTGGAACTGATCCCTGACCGTTCCGTGATGGAGTCCTGGTCCCAGCCCATCCACATCAGGGCGCGGATTCTCCGCTGGGTGGGGATCGCTGACACGATCTCCTGCGGATCTTCTCCAGGCTTGATGGCGAGGATCTTCGCTGCGTTGTGCCTGAGCATCCTCTTGCCGTAGTACTTCGGGTACACGAACCGATTGATCGTGGAGATGCTGAGCCCGGCTTTCTTGGCGATGGTGTTCTGGCTCATGCCCGCTGCCCTGAGCAGGGTGACGTGATCCCTGACTGGGGCAGGGTCGATGCTCTGCGGTCCCCTGAGCCGGTACTCCTTCACTTTCCTGGTGTTCGCTGCCTTGCACACGTCGCACCGGCAGCCAGTCCGGTACCTGTCGTACCCGTGTTCCATGATCCCCTCCCCGGTAGTTCTTTCTATGTCGGTGTGAGCCTGTTGCAGGGCGACCCGGCGAGGTGCCAGTGCCGCCAGCCTTTCCCTTCCCCGCTGAGCAAGACCTCCGCGTAGAGCACGTCCTGGTAGACGGGCCTCCAGTATCGGATCGGGGTAGCCATCAGCCGCTGCCTAACGTAGGTAGCGGTGTCCCGGTCGTAGCCGTAGCGGATGAGGCGTTTCCACACGTTCCACGCCCCGCCCTTTCGCCAAGACCCGTCCAGGAACTGATACCTGCCGGATGCGCTACTCGCTGGATTTTTAGCGAGGTAACTCTTGCTGGGGTGGTCGTTGCCGTAACCGCTCTCACGCTCGCTGATGCACAGGGTGAACGGCTCCCACTCTGGCGGGATCTGCCGTGCCTGCCGTGCTGCTGTGATGTTGGCTGACCGGATGGCCTGCGCCTGGTCCGGGACCGGCGCTATGAAGATCGCTGCTGCGATGAGGGCGTCAAGCATCGCACTCCAATCCTCGGCCAACATTGTCATCGAACTGGTAGTGCATCATCACGCTCCTTCTTTCCCTGCGTAGTAGCAGACGATCCTGGTTTCGTTGGTGTGCTGGCTGAGCCGCTGCTCGCCTCGGTGGACGATTGATTCGTCCTGCCGTAACTCTCCGCACCGTTTCCAGTAGCAGGACGTGAGAGGCAGCCCGGCGCGTACAGCGGCCTCGTCGTCCGTCAACCCAGCCGGGTATGCGTCCCGGTAGGCGTCAAGAAGTCTAGCCTTCTGCGTCCCTGCTCGGTACTGAACGCTTCCTGCGCCTGCGATTGACGTTACCCAGTCTGGATTCCTGTGCCTGCCATTCCTGTATTCGGGATCGAACATCGTCCCCTGTTCTGATTGCATCTCTTTCCTCCTGTTTCTTGCATTTGCAGTCGCAGAACCAACTGTTTCCTTCGTAGAACGTGAATGCCTTGCATTCCTTGTGGTGGCCGGTGATGCACCAGCCGCAGATAGGCGAGCCCATCAGATGGTTCGCTCTCGCCACATCATTTCCCTGCGGTCTTCCCATGCTTCCCATGCCGCTTGGCATGGCTGGCAGTCGTCCTCGTCGTAGCCCTCGTGCCATTCGCATTCGGCTACCCGACCGCTGTCAGGATCTCGCATGTCACGCACCCCTTCCCCTTGTAGATCCATCCTCCGCATCCGTGGCATCTGTAGATCATGTGCTTCTCCTTCCGATGACTGCTTGCAGTGCCGGGTCCGTCGCTGGCACTGGGACCATGTGGGTGTGCTCGCCTGGGATGCAGCGGCAGATCTGGCATCCGACTGGGTGGTATCGCTCCTCGCACGGAATGTGCCCGTACTCCCAGCCTGACCTGACTCGCTGGACCTGGGGCGGGTGCTCGCACAGGCTGCGGACGTTCGTCACCACGAACGACGGGTTCGGGTTCCGCTCGTTGACGTAGCAAGCCTTAGCGAGGTCGTCTGTGTGCCAGCCTTGCTCGACTGCCCGCATGACGTACTCGTCGATGTTCCACGGGTTCGGCCTGAGCGCTGGGGGTAGCGCCCTCATGAACTGGTTCGTGACCTGACTCACCGGCATTTCTTCTCTCCGTTCCTAGACTGACGCCGTGTCTAACGGTTAGACACTTCGTTCCGATTCTGTGTTCCGCGTCGCCAGGCCCCTGCCGGGACCTGACCACGCTGGTAATGGATGTTCAGGTACTTCTCCCATCTCTCCTCGGCTCGTTGCAGCCCGCATCTACTCCGCTGTTGGTCGCCCCTTGCTGGGCATGGCGATGATTCCCCTACGACGGGTGTTCAAGCCTCGGGATCAGCGGGCCGACCGTTGCTGTACTCCGCCAGCGGTCTGGTGGCGGATCTGTTCGAGGCCGGAAAAGCGAAAAGCCCCTGCTTATGCGCAGAGGCTCTGAGGTCAGGTAGAGTTCTACCTAGCGCAGTCGCCTCTGCGTTCTTGCTCGCTGACCAGCGCTAACTGGTGCAGCGGTGCGATCTTAGGTATGGCCCCCAGCGGATGTCAACTGGGGGCCATACCGTCTTCTAGAGGATTCCCTCTTCTTCCAGCAGTGCCCTCGCCGCAGCGATGCTGTGGGCTCGCCGCTCCGCTGCGGTGCGGTTGAGGCGAACGTCCACTCCTACTTCGGCGTACGCCTCACGCAGCAGGGTGCGCCACTCAGCATCGTACTGCTTGCGCAGCCGCTTGGATGCGAGGTGACGTGCCTTCGCGATTGCCACCTGACGGTCATTCACATTGCTGTCTTCCATCTGTACCTCTCCCTTGGTTTAACCGACCTGGGTCGGTTTAGAACGGTGCTTCGGTCTGCTGCGGCATGTCGAACGCCTGGGCGACGACCTGCGCTGGGTTGCTGGTTGATTCGATAGCCCGCTGGGTGCGGGCCGTTCCCCACCGTGTGGACACCCCGACAGTGTCGGCTGATATCTGCATGGTGGAGTGCTTGGTGCCGTCCTTCTCCCAGTTCCGCTGCTTGAGCCGCCCGGTGACGATGATGGTGTCGCCCTTGCAGACGGACTCGTACAGGTGCTCAGCGCCGTTGCCGACGATGATGTCGATGAACAGCGGGTCTCCGTCTGCCCATCCTCCGTTGGCGTCCCTGACCCTGTCCTTGGCGATGCCACGGATCTTCAGCCAGGCACTGCCCTTGTCGCTGAACTTGATCTCAGGGTCAGCGACGACGCCGAACTCTCCTTGGATTCCTGGTAGTGCCATGTCATTGCCTTTCTGTTCCTGCGGTGATGGATTCGTAGTGCGCTGCCAGCAGCCTTGAGAACTGGCCGAGTGGCAGGCCGACCCATGCCCCTGAGACAACGTCGATGCCAGCGTCGAACCGTATGCAGGCATTGATGTTGGGTGACTCGTCCGGGTATGAGCGTATGAGGTCGTGCCAGTGCTGCAGTTTCTTGCTGGTCGTGACGTCAATCTTGTACGGGTATGGCATCAGGATGGATGAGTGTCCTCCGTCCCATGCGCAGCCTGGTATGCCGGTGCTTCCGGTGATGTACCTGGCTACGGCACGGCCCTTGTCCTGCCGCCTCATCGCTGGTCGTTGCCGATGTACCTGACCCACACGCCGACTCGCTTCTCCTGGTCGCTCTTGCGCGTGGTGAGTTCCCAGTTGCGGGTCATGTACTGCTCTGCCTGCTCAGGGTCCATGTCCAGGTCGGACAGGAACGCCCGGTAGCGGCCTCTCCTGATGTGGGTGGCTACTCCTGGGCTGTGGTTCCCGATGAATGCCCAGGCTCCGTCCAGTCCTCTGACTTTCTGGGCTACGTCAAGCCAGCGGTCGCGTGACTTGTTCCTGACCGGCATGGGTGGTGGGTCTTGCGGGGTGACCTCTTGCATCGTGCTCCTTCTAGTCGGGCTGGGCGAGGGAGGGTGTCCTCCCCCGCCCAGCGGGTTCTACGGGCGGATCTCTCGCACGTAGTCGATGTCGGCATCCACGCCGTTGTCCAGGTCGTAGGTGAGGTCAAGGTTGTCGCTCAGCCATTCCTCCATGCTGACCGTGTAGCCATCGCCCGACTCGTCGATCTGGTCCGAGTACAGCATGTCCTGCACCTTGCTTTGGGCCTCTTCCTCGTCACCTGCCTCCACCTCAACGGTCATCGACTTGCTGATGCTCGCGTTGACCGTGACCTTGACCTTGTACTTGTACTTGGGCGCGTTGAACTTCATGCCCTTGGGTGCTTGCGCGTTGATGATGTCTATCGCCTCGTGGTACGCCAGTCCCCATGAGTGCTTGATGCTTGCTGCGTTGAGCGTGCTGTTGATGATGCCGATGAATGCGATCAGGTCACCGGCGAGGTCGGTGTCCTGCGTGTCTGGCTGGGTGTTCATGTGATCTCCTGTTCTTGTCGGGTAAATCGACCTGGGTCGGTTATTCGGACTTGCTGTGCAGAGCGATGAGGGCTTCAAGTTCCTCTAGTGCCTTGTCTAGTTCGCTCCACGTGTCGTTCTTCCTCTTGCTGTTGATGCTGATGACGTTGTCAGTCATGACGTACCTCTCCTCTCTAGTAAACCAATCATATCATTACTCACCTGCATTGGTCAATGGTGCTACGTTCGCCACATGACCCCGAACCGAGCAGAGATTGCCCGATTCAACCGGCTCGCCATCAGGCAACCGGACGGATGCTGGCTATGGGCTGGGAAGGACGGGACCAAGGACGGATACGGAAAGTTCCGACCCAGCCCCGGCCATCCCAACCACATGGCCCACAGATGGGCGTATCAAGCCTTCAAAGGCCCCATCCCAGACGGGATGCAGATAGACCACCTATGCCACACCAACGACTCAGCATGTCCCGGTGGCCCAGACTGCAGGCACCGGCGCTGCGTCAACCCCGACCATCTAGAGCCGGTCACCGGCAGCGAGAACACGCTGCGGCAGCGGCACGCCGAGCGGCTGCGTACCGAGTGCCCGCAAGGGCACCCATACGAGGGCAGCAACCTGATCGTCGGGGCTGACGGCAAGCGGCACTGTCGCGAGTGCGACATCGCACGCAAGCGACGCGCCAGGCAGGCTAAGCAGACTCAGTCGCCTGTCCCGTCTGCTCCTGAATGAAGGTGGTGATGGCGAACGCAATCGCCTCTGCCTCCGCGAATTTCAGCGCGATGTCGCACGACCCGTACCGGCTGTCGCCCAAGCGGAGCCAAAGGTGGCCCTCAATAATGGATTTTTCGACCAGCGGCCCGTCGTTGTTCTCCATGCGGGTGTTGCTGTAGAGATACATTTCCTGTTCCTCCTGTTGTTTAACCGACCTGGGTCGGCTTTACCGGTGTGATTCGTGTTGCGTATCCACAGATCACGCATTCGATAGCGTGAAAGTGGCACTTCTTTACTGTACCAAACGTGCCGCCTATCGCATAGTGCGTAACTGGTGCATCGCACTCGCTGTACCCGCAGCGGTCACGTCGTGCCCGCGAGGCAGGGTGCCTGCGGATAGCGTCATTCAGCGCGTCGTCGTCCATGTCATCCCTCCTTCCCGTATCTGAAGGCCACGTCTGCCTTGCCGTGGACGCAGAGCCTGCACTTGGCGCACGCGCCGCCTGCGGAGTCGATCAGCGGCACCTGCCCGGTCTGCTCAGGGCATGCCCCCAGCGGCCTGCCGTACTCGCCCGCGTACAGGTCACGGGCTGCGGCGAACGACTCGTCCATGACGGCGAGCCGCAGCGTGGGGTACTGCTGCCGCATGCTGACCGCTATGTCCCAGTTGTCCCGGTCTGCGCTGAAGTACAGGGCGAGGTTGGGCACGCCGAGCAGGTGCGGCACAGCGTCAGGGTTGCGGGTGTAGGCCCAGAACGCCACATGCGGGTGGACGATGGCCACGTCGCGCCATGCCTGGGCGTACTCCGGTGAGAAGAAGTCGCCGTCCCAGTGGATGCGGAAGATCATGGGCGTGCCCGGTGATCTGCGCTGATGGTCGGTGACGTACTGCCCGACAGCGTCGGACAGCATGGTGCGCATCTCCTGCTGCGTCGCCTGCATGAGCGCGGTGGTGTTGCGCCCGACGAGTCCCTTGACGGTCGGGTAGCGCTCTATGGCGCTGGCGTAGCAGACGTTGCCGCAGATGCCGGTCATGCCTGGGCATGTGACTCCGGCGGTGAGCCCGAATGCGTTGGCGACGGCGGGGAGTGTGCCGTTGGCGTTGGCGATGGGCGTTGTCTTGCGGTCCTTGCTGAGCGTGAGTTGCATGGTGTCTCCTGTCCTAAACCGACCGGGGTCGGTTATCTCCTGTTTGTGTTGCAGGACATATATTACATCAGTTTCGACGTAAGCGCAAGGGTATGGCGGCGCGTGCATGCAGCGCCAGCCACGAAATCTCTCCCAATCGTTGCGGGTGCGCCCCCTAAACCGACCTGGGTCGGTTATGGCAGCGGTGTTGCTGGCCGTGCGCCCCCAGGAGTCGAACCTGGGCTAAGACCGTCGGCGCGAACCATCTACATGGTTTCGTACAGGTAGCAGTCGCCTGCTTCGTGATCGCACCCGGCCTGCTTGTAGATGTGGTCATAGTCGGGTACGTAGTCGCATCCCAGGCCATCGGTGTGCCCGCAGCATGGATAGTCCTCGCATCTAGCCATCACTTGTCTCCTGTCTCTTGTGCGTTGCATAGGTCGAACCATGTGCCGGGCTCGTCGCTGTATGCGTGCGGCCCGTCGTGCCCGTATGGAAGATCGCATCTGGCCATCAGTAATCGTCATCCCATCTCTCGCCTGCGTACAGCGGGTCGAAGTCAGCAGGCTCGTTGTAGGGGTAGCGCTGGTCGATCTCCTGCTGCCTGACCACGCGCTCCTCCCAGTGCTTGTCGCACCGGGGGTAGGAAATGCCGGTCCCGGATAGCGCGAACCGGTACTCCAATGTGCCTTCGCAGTCCTCATAGTGGCCGTCAAGGCACTCCAGTTGCTCCTGCGTGCTACTCATTGTCGGTGTCCTTCCTGTCGGTGATGTGATCTATGGCTTTCTGCGCAGCCTGCGCTGCCTTGACGATCAGCGAGTGGTCGTCCTGGAGGGCACGGAGCCAGCCCTTGACGTAGGACCCCATCTGGGGCATGTCCACGTCGATGCCGACGCCTTGCATGAGCATGGAGGCACCGATCTCGGCGATCAGTTCCTCCTTGGCGTACTCGGCACGGTGCCCGATCTGGCCCGGCTCAAAGCGGTTGAGCCTGCTTGAGTGCCCGGTTGAGTGGACCATCTCGTGGCAGATCGTCTCCGCGTAGCCCTGCGTGCTGTCGAACTGCTCCAGCAGCGGCATGGTGATGCTGTCAGTGCTGGGCTGGTAGTACGCCCGGTCACCAGCGGTGTGCGTGATGCTGGGCGGGTTGGGGTAGTCGGCGATCAACTGCTTGAGCGCCACTGGCACGTCCACCGGGTCACGGTCGGGCATGTTCCAGTCGATGCCGTCGATCTGGTCGGTGTTGAACACGGCTGTGACCTTGGTGATGAAGAACTTCTTCTCCTCCCCAGTCGTCTCGTCCTGCTTGAGCATGGGCTTCCAGAAGATCACGTGGGTGGCCTTCTCGCCCTTGCGTACCTGTGCGCCGCGCTGGAACGCGGCCTTGTAGGTGGTCCACGCCGGGGACTGGTAGCCCTTCTCCATGGCAGCCATGCCAAGGATCAGCGGGTTGATTCCACGGTATGGACGCTGTGAGTAGTAGTTGTGGGGCAGCACACCGGAGCCTGACCAGGGCTTGCGCCAGGGCACCACTCCTTTCTCTAGTTGTTCGATGAACTTCTGCGCGACTTCCTCGTAGACCTTGTTCGACATGTCATGCCTTCCTCTCGGCTGTGATCGGTTGTCCCCAGGTTTCCCAGGGTGAGCGGACGGCGACGGTTACCTCGCCATCGGGCCAGAAGTCGATGAGCAGTTGCTCACCGTCGATGGTGGCCCAGTAGGACCGTGGTCCTGTCATGAGCAGCGCCTCGCAGTCAAGGCACCTGTGGGTGTCGCGGTCTGGCATGGTGTCTCTCCTTTTCGTGATAACCGACCGGGGTCGGTTTAGTTGGCTGGCTGGAAGCAGCAGCGGCAGATGCCGTTCTCGTAGGCGTGGTAGCCGTCTGCGCAGTCGTCGCATTCGGGGTACGGGTCGATGCTGGCGCGTAGGTCTGCGAGTTCCTGTGCGAGTTCGCGCCGGTCAAGCCAGAGGATGCCGGTGGTCGCTGACAGGACGGGCAGTGCGATCAGCATGAGCAGGGTGAGTAGTTGGCCTTCCATGGGGTTTCTCCTTTTGGTTAACCGACCTGGGTCGGTTTATGGGCTCGGCCTTGTTCAACCGATATGCATAGTTTACATCATCTCGAGGGTTAGCGCAAGAGGTGTAGTGAAGCCTAGGTCGGTGGTGTGGTGCGGCCCGGTGGCGCTGCCCGGTGCAGCGGACGCAACGGCCAGGCGGCGTGCGTGATCGCGACCCGGTGACGTCGCAGCCCGGCCACGTGGCAACACGATCACGTTCACAATCGGTGCGGGTGAGCCGGTCCCGGCGAGCCCGTCGCGGGCGAGCCCGGACATGCGAAGGCCCCCGATCCCCTCACGGGGACCGGGGGCCTTCTGGTTAGGACCTAGGCAGCCTTGCCGCCCTTGCGGGTCTTGGCAGCCTTGGCAGCCTTGGCAGCCATGGTCCTGTCATGCTCGCGCCGCGCGTTGGCCAGGCAGATTTCGATTGCTTGGAACGCCGCGTACTCCTCAGGGCTCAGTTCGAACGGGCTCGCCTTGCTGGAGCCGTTACGGCGGTCCTGCACGATGCGGGCCGCCATGGCCGCTAGGTCACGGTAGCCGGGCACCGTGCCGGTGGGCTCAACGTCGCGCGTCCCACCCTTGCCCGCGTCCGGCGTGGTCTGGCTGCCCTTGCCCGCGTCCTTGCCACCCTTGCCCGCGTCCGGCGTGGTCGACGTGGTGACGTTCGGGTTGGTGTTGTCGGCCCCGTTCGGGCCGACGTTCGCACCCTGCTGGCCCTTCTGGGTCGACTTGGCGCGTCCGTTGACGAATGCGACCGGGTCCGCAACGTACTTGGCTGCCAGGGCAGCAATGTCTTCCGCCGTGCCCGCCTTGACTGCCTGGCGGACCTTCAGGACCCACTCCTTGCCGTCCGACACATTGGCTAGGTGCTTGCTGACGATCACGGCCACCGTGATGAGCCGATTAACGGCGGTCACTGCTGAAGGCCGCTTGCAGCCCGTGCCAGCGGCGTATTGCTCAATCCACGCTGCCCGCATGACTTCCGGTGCGGACTTGCCGGGCCGACCCTTGCCCTTGGCCAGCAGCGGGCCCAGGTCCCTGGCGATGGTGCCCGCCGTGGCGATCATCGACGCGGCGAACCTTTCGCGAGCCGCTTCCGCTCCATCCAGCGCAATGGCGGCGGTCAGGGTGTCGGACGGTGTGTAGGTGATTGCCTTTGGCATGCCGTTCTCTCCTTTTCTATGCGGGCCCCCCTTGGGCCCAACAAGAGAACGGTATCACAGCGTCAAGCCACACGAAAGGTGGGCCATGCATCCACCATGCGTCCCGCCGTAAATCGACCCAGGTCGATTTAGTTCCAGCGGGCGAGCCAGCGCCAGCGATACGACCGAAGACACGCCCCCACGTATATGACTAGACAACCACCCACCCCGCCACCCACCGACCCGAACCCAACACCACCCCAGGTCCGGTTGGGAATGGTTATGAGAATCGTTCTCACTAGTTTCTTCTGGCCGAATGTTTGACCGGGGGCATGCCCAGCCCCCCCACCCCCCCCATACCTACT